CAACGCGGACGAGGCGGAGATCGCCTAACTTGCCTATTTTCTAAGATTTGTCAATTAAATGAACAAAATGCAATAGTGTATGGCGGAGAGACTGGGATTCTCCATTATCTTTGTCAACTATATTTAGAATCAATGATATATTGACAGGCTTCCGATTTAGCTATATTTTAGCTAGGTAAGTGGAGGCGATGTGGCCAATCTGAAGGTAGTTCTGCTCTGGTACTGCCGAACCCCGCGTGGGTGGCGGAGATTTCCTGTCTTAATGGGGAAGAACAACCGGGTCCGTCATACCTTCGTTTCAGACGCAGGTAGCGTGGTCTCATACCCAGACGGACGTTATGAACTGCGCTGCTATGAGGGAAGCAAACCAGTTTACAAACGTGCAGGCGATAATGCAGCGGATGCGCTAGCTGCTCGTGACAGGGAAATACACCTGCTGGCTGCCAAGGACTCAGCCAATGCGGCTGGTGCCAAGATCGTCGAAGAAGAACAGAGAACGTATCTGCGCCGTGCCGCTGGACTCTACATCCAAGATGCAGAGAACCGGAAAGCAATGGAAGCAGCAGAGCAGGCACGGCTGGTCACTGACGAGTTCGTGGAGGTATGCCGAAAGACCTTTGTTGACGAGATAACGAGAGAAGACATCTTCCGTTTTCACCGTGCCCTGCGTGAGAGGGGTTGCAAGGACAGGACCGTTGCCAACAAACATGCACGGTTGAAATCGTTCCTGCGCTTTGCGGGTGTTGACGTGACAATCATGCCACCCGAACCCAAGTACGAAGAATCTCTGCCTACCATCTACACCCCGTCTGAGATTAGGAACATTCTGGACGCATCTGACGAGTACATGCGGATGGTGATCGAGTTGGGGCTGAAATTGGGACTCAGAGAGCAGGAAATTATGCACGCTGAATGGACAGACCTTGACTGGGGCGAGTCGGCATTCAGGGTGCAGGGGAAAAAGCTATGGGGTTTCCAAGTCAAGGACTCTGAGCAGCGCGAGATTCCATGCCCGTCTGACCTCTTGGAAAGGCTCAAAGCCTATCGCATTAAGAGGGCAGACACACGTTTGATTGTTGGTACAGCCAATGACAGCCCAGATGGTCACCTATTGCGAATGCTAAAGAGGCTGGCAAAGAAAGCAGGGTTGAACTGTGGTAAATGTGATGGATGCCAGAGTAAGTTGGGGGAGTGTGTTGATTGGACCTTGCACAAGCTGAGAAGAACCTATTGCACAACGCTGCTCCGAAATGGTGTTGATCTCGCGACTGTGCAGAAGTACATGGGCCATGCTGATCTTGCCTCTACTATGCGCTACCTCCGCCCCGCAGTTGGCAGGGAATCACAAGATCGAATAAATGCTATCGCGTGGGTTTAGCAGAGAGACTTTGAGTCCAGCCAGTTCGCGGTAGCAAATGGATCAAAGCGGATTGCACCACCGATGCGAAGAGAAGGCATCCTGCCACGCTTGGCGAGTTTGTAGATATGTTTGCGACTGAGGCAGAGGACATCTGCCAATTCTTCTGCTGTCCAGGCTGTACGCCGATTGCGAATCTGAGAAGAGAGGCTCGCACCATTCGTCGCTGTTGCCACTATGGATTTGATATTCAATTAGTCTCCTTTATTTATACGTGTTGAAAAACAGCAATAAGCCCTTCACAAGAGCAGCCGCTGGTTTGCAGACTGTTCTTATGAAGGGCAATGTTTTTGCACACTATGCAGCAACTTTGGCGCGTTGCTGACACGTGTTGGTGGGGTGGCCCTATCGCTACGCCAGCGAGGGCAGGGTGATGCCTCCGCGTGCGATGGATACATTAGTGTTGCTTACTCCGCTATGACTTCTGGCCAGATGTCAAAAGCAACATGCTCAAGATCAGCTTCATCGACGATTAAATCTGGTGCGTTCGTGATGTCACCAACCGGAGTGGCCATACGGCGGCGCAGCAGAGACAGTGCGAGGTCACGCGGAAACTGAATACTGATGTCCGCTGGCAGCCGTGCTGAATCTTGATGCAATCGAACCTGTAGTTCAGGAAGTTCAAGTTCCAAGATATTTCTCCTTCAAAAAGAAAGAGCAGACCCCTGATGGAATCTGCCCTTGTGATATAGATTGCTCTGATTTACGCGGCTGCCAGCTTCAGGGCCTTGATTGCATTGGGTGCAAGACTCGTTGACCCTACGCGCGTTGACGGGATTATTGCCGAGCTGAACGTGTCTGCGTAACGTTCGACCAAATTAGTCACTCGAAGTTCGCTGGAAATCATTTCCAAGCCATCCCACAAAGACCCAAACAAAATTGGAGTTGCATTCGCCGTTCCCAGTTGCGGCAACGACTGGTTAATGACGATTGGTTTTCCCAGGAGCATGTCGAGTCCATCAGCGGTGGGGGCCGGAACCAAAAATGGTCGTCCGGTGGAGTCCGACCACGTCAGCAGGGAATTCCGTGTCTTGGATGTCATCAACCACGTAGCACGGGGCAGATAAGCAGCATCTATCGAGTCGAACAACTTGACCAAATCAGTAAAGGCCACGCCCGCCGCGAGTGTTGCCGTGGTCGTGGCAACGGTGGCCAGATTGAGAAGACCAGGATTGTTCGGTGTCGCAGTTCCGCCAGAATCCACCCCGCGCGTCAGGATCGCCTCGACGCCGCGCCCATAACGAATTGCGGCCAGATTGGAGAGAAACACCTCCAAATCAAAAGCGGAGTCATCCCGAAGTTCGTTGCTGTAACGGATTTGGCCTGCGCTGAATAGGTCAGTCGATACTAAGACACTATTAAAGCTGGGGTCAGCTTCGACGACAATGGTCCCGCTGCCCTCTACGACGAGTGTCAAGCCATTCGCGGTGTCATCAACTTTTGCGACCTTTACCGGGCGACCATCGGAACTGAATCGGGTTCGAACGTACTGCGTCAGGGGCGCATAGTATTTCAACGTACTCGAAACGAAGCCGTTGAATTCTTGCGGAACGAGTGTTGCACCGTCTGATCCGGAAGTCGTAGTCAAGATCGCGCGGTGTTCTGCAATCCGCTGGTCCAACCTGCCCGCGAGAAAGGAGCGCCATGCACCATTCAATTTCGCCCGCCGCTGCTCGGTACTCTCAACAGTAACCATTGGAATCACGGGCACGGGGGCGGGTAAGTTGGGCATAGTTCGCTCAATCCGCGAAAGCATGTCAATCGTCTCTTGCGTCTCGTCAGTTTCAGCGAGTAGTTTTCGATATTCCTCTTTACTCTCTGGTGTTTTCAGCCCGCGTGTAACCAACTGCGTTGCATCGGCAATCAGTTTGTTCTTTTTATTCGTAAGATTCGAGATGGTGTTCATATAATTATGAGTTCCTTTTCTATATTTAGAGACACGTTGAGGCGCGAGCGCGGGTATGTTCGCCGCACTCAGAGTTACAAACTTTTGTTGTGGAATTAGTTAACGAAGCCGACGAGTCAGCAGGGCAAGATGAGCGCTGCGCAGTTGATTCGGACAATCTCCACAGTCCTCGCAATCGCAGCCTTCATTTGTGCATTGAGCACAGTTGTCAGCCTGACACTCGTCGCACTCACAATCGCAGCCGTTATCATTCATTGCGGCTGTTTCTTCGTCGTCCTCGTCGTCTTCGTCTTCGTCTTCGGGGTTGTCAACTTTCAACTTTGCACGAATGTCAGCGGGTGCACTTCGGACATCGACGTGTGGAGCTAGGTATGCTGCCCAGGTGACTGGACTGATTTCACTGACATTGATGTCCCAGAGTTCGCGAACAACGTTGCCTTCTGCATCCAACACCCACTTGTCGCCGTTGGCTTCGATAGAGAACCCGAAGGATACGGAATCCACTGTACCGTCTGCAATCGCCTGATACGCGTTCTGCCCCAACGGTGAATTGGGTAGAGTAGCAACGAAGTCCAGCCCCGTGCTTGTTAATGTCAGCTTCAACGAACCTGTTTTCGTGCGTGCCAGCGGCTGTGTCGTGTCGTGCTGCCAAAGACAATAAACATCGCTGTTCCGCTGAATTGACTTCTGCACAGATTCACATTTCACAATCTCGGTAAAGCCCCCAAGGTCTTCCGAGGGTGAATTAAACACAATTGCGGTGCCGACAAGCTGCATTGATCCGTCCGCAGACTTGCGCACAGACAACGCCGATGCCTTAAGACTGCGCGTCTCTCTCCCACCTGATCTCACTTCAATGGTGGGTCGTTTGATCTTCTTTGATTTGGTGCTGCGTTTGATATTCTTTGGTTTAGACATGTGACTCCCTCGTTTCATAGTCGTACCGAGGAAGCGTCGCTGTTTCTCTTGCGGCTTGCCAGCCCGGTTTCAATGCGTGCTTTCGTGCCTCGATTGCCTCTTGAAGTGAATTGAAATAGCCGATCACTCGTGGATTTTTCCCACTGCCAATTGTTGCCGAAAATCGTTCAACGCTTGGAATGAAATAAATCCCTTCATACGGGTTATCTTCTATAAGCATCTTGTTTTTCCTATATATACGGTGTTGACGCGTTGGGACACGGGCGCGCATGTGCAGCGTGCCCAGGATGGTACAGAATTTGAATGTGACTGAGTGGAGCAGGCAAAACTGATACAGGAAAATCAGTAGCTTCCCGAGTATGACCGGATTGCGACACACATATGATTGATCACCAAACCATAACCTTGTAGATGGTAGGATTGTGTACGGGTGAGCAAAATGATGCTTGAGATTGCCGCAGAAAAACAGAAGGCCGCGCAGCAGATGAATGATTCGGAAGATTCTCTGATCAAAACGGGCTTTTCCTTAGATCAATGGATGCTCATAAAGGAGTACATTCTATCGGCCATTCTTCATAACCAGATGGTGATAACCGAGGCATCTCTGAACTTGCCGGAAATCTCCCCAGAGCCTTAGTTTTGTGGTTTGCGAACCGTAGCTACACTTGCGGTGTCAAGTGCTGCTTTTGCCATAGCCTTGTTCATGGACGCTATGACCCGTTTCGGAACTGAATCACGAACGCTCAGATCCTCGTTGATGGCTCGGATAACTTCTAAGAGTGTTGCATTCTCATTAAGCATTCTCTTCTCCAAATAGAGAACTCACCGTTTTGCGGCGGGCCTCTCTTCCTTTTCGGTTTTAGTATTAAGTCATTTTCTCTGAGCCGCGTCAGTCCTACTTTACAAAGAGGTCTGCATAATCCGGGTCATCCGACGATGCGGAGAAGTCGAAATTAAATGGGTCGCGATTCTGATTTTCGTTCTCTGCTTCTGGTGCCTCTATCCGGGGACGATCTAAGGGATTCAGGCCGAACTTGACTGCGGCCCGCATCATGGCAGCCTGATATAAAATTTCATTTCGAACCGCAGGATTTGCAATCGGTTTTTGTGTTTTCCCTGTTCGCGTCGTGCTGGTAATGGTTAGAATCTGTCCCTTCTGTTCAACGTTCAGCGCTGCTTCACGCCAGCGAGCATACAGAATGCAGTACGACGCCAAGAGGGACACATCGGGCAACTTGAGTATCCCCTCTGCCTCCAGAAATGGAGCAACAGCTTTCCACTCTGCAAGGGCTAACTTAATTTTGCGGAGATATGCTGGGGGTTTTATCGCTGCTGCATCGTTGTCGAATTGCAACCTCTTGCTGTCGCGACCGGGGCGATACGTTCCCGTCGCTTGTTTTTCTGCTGCTGATTTGCGTCTCATGCTTTAGTTATCCTTTTGGTTTAAGTTAGGTTTATTCGATGCCGTTTTCTCTCGTCGTTGGTGTGATTCCGTGGCATTGTCGAGACCGGAACTGAAGAGATTGGGCAGCTTTCAACGGACAATATGCCGATCACGGTTTCTGATTTCTGCAAAAAAGGATTGACTCTGAGCGCTGAACATTGAGCGGCGTTCGGTGGCAATAAGCATCTTCAAACTATTTGAATACCATACCCCGTTGACTCAAATATCATGGGCGACAGGTCATTGCTCTAGGCAACTTAATCATTTCTGATTGCTTCCTCGAAGCCTGCCTTCATCGTGTCCGCAAATATATCGACTGCCTGCTCAGCAGTGCTGTCAAAAGTGGGACGCATGAAAGGGTGCTTTGCGTACTTTTTAACATTCAAGCCGAACTCAACAAACATGCCATATACACCAGGGCCTACGGAATTCTTCTTGCCGTCAGTTCGAGGCGCATATCCAGGTCCGACTTCGACCGATCCTGTCGGCAGTCCCACTCCGCCTTTGCCCTTGCGTGTCCGAACAACTGAAGTAATGCTCTTTTTCAGGTCTCCTAGCAGAACTGGGACGTGGCTCTTTACAGCTTCAACCCAGTAGATACCGACTGCTTTAAGTGCCTTGCGCAACAGACTCCTTGAAATCTTTGGTTCCAACTCCATGAGTTTCTCACCGATACCATTCAAGTTGACGTGTGCTTTTACTACAATTCCGTTTCCGTTGGACAATCTATCTCCAATCCTGATCTATATATCTGTTTATGTGTGCTGTGTGATTGCGCGCATCGTTAGTCTGTACATCTGATGCCCCATTGCACACTATGCACAATTGGTGATCAGCAGCGACAACCTAAGGTTGTTGTTGGCACCACGTTGACCGCTGTCGTTCCGCTGGTGTCCTAGTGATGGGTTGTGGCCTGCTTGTAGCGCACATGCTACAAGCAGACTGGGAACAGAATGGCATGGATTCCTTAGTAAATGCGCTGAAGTAGTACGCTGCCCGACGCCGGATTAGCACTCATGCTCCCATTTGCACTCGCGTAAATCGAGATAGTGTGGGTAGCCGCTGACAGCCCCGTAACCGTAAGGAATCCACTAGCTGTTACGTTCGTGGAGGCTGCGGTGGCCGGAACGGCAAAGTTGAACGTTTGACTATCGGCTGGGGAAGACGTGTTTTCATCCACGATAGCGAACAACAGCATTGAGCCCGTGCTTGCGCCCGCCGCTAAAGTTGCCTGTACGACAAATTGAAGATTGAACACATCGTTTGCGGATTGTGCCGCTACCAAGAAGCTGTAGCCTGCTAGGGCTTGCATTGTTCCTCTCAAGGTAACTGCGCTACCACTACCCCACTTCCGAGTGTTAATAACTCGTGAGGCCGTGGTCAGCGCGGTTCCATCACCAAAGAGGACTTTGGACGCGCTCATGGTGCCCGTGGTGATGTTGTTGGCGTTCATGGACACGACCGGGCACGCGGATATAACCTCCATCCACATATGGTCGTTAATATCCGGGTGACACACGGCCAAGGTACGGATTATGTTTTGGACCACTTCGCCAGTGATGGCCGGGTCTTGCAGGCGTATGTACTTCAAGCACTCGCGCATGGCCGCGTCAACCTCTCCGCTGAATTCTGCCGATGGGCTGAGGATTAACCATGTTATGTCGTCTGTTGCTGTTGGTACACTCACTTTGCCGTCGCTGTCCCACGCTCCGCCGCGAACCGTGCCGTTATCAGTGCCGAGCAACGACACGCAAAAGAATAGTTCCGGGCAAATCTTGTTACATTCGGCCAGTAATGCGGGAATGATCTGTGACAACTCACGGAACCCCATACTTTGGGCTGCCTGAACGATGGCCGGGCGTAGATGACCCGCGCACACGTCCAGTAGGGAAGCGTAAGCGGGGAACCCTTTGCGGGAGTGGCCAGCGATGCCCAAAATACCATCGTTGGGCAACCGCGTAAGTTTCGAGTGGTCCTCTTCGGTCGGCACGTACTTTCCATCAATCCATGCGCCAACGCGCCCCTCACAGAGTGCAATGCCCACAGACTT